TGGAAATGTCAAATCAGTAGTATTAAAAGGGGTCCAAAGTCTATTGGGACTAAATCCTGTACCACCATTGCTGCCTCCACCAAAAGGAATTTGATATTTAAGATACTGACCATCAGCAGATGTTCTTATCCAACAACTATATGTAACGTCATCCAAAACACCAAACATAGAAGATAAAGATCGTATATCCACATGGTTTTTATCAAAAAGATTTAGTGACTTTTTCCAATCAACATTAGTATCACTTATAACCCAATCACTACCATCATAAGCACTACTATCCAACCCTAATTTATACCAAGCTTTTAAGCTACCTGATTGTGGTATGTTGGATTGTAAAGGGGTACCGTTGTTGTATAGTGTTTCAACTTGTGAATCTGATAGTGCTGTATTCCATATTTGACCATTTGAAATCTCACCTGTAAAATAACCATTATAACCATTTCCAAAGAAAATATTTGTGGCATTAGTTTGTATATTAGGTGTACCGCTATCATCATATGAAAACCATGGTGTAGTATTACCGTTTAAATATCCTCTTAAAGTGTTATCTGATGCAGTCCTTGTAATAACTACATGATTCCACTCATTTTGAGCAGTGACCTGTGTTCCACTTCTATAACCTCCATCAAAAAATACGCGCAAATTAGTAAGGTTTTGTTGAATTAATAAAAATGGAGCACCTGAAGTAAGACCGGTAGCCCATGAAAATAATCCTATAGCAACAGCATTTGATTTTCTATAAAACCAAAAAGATAGTGTAAAGTTTAAATCACCTTGTAATCCAAAAACTGAATCTCCTGTTCCAGTTCCGTTAAAAGCAGTAGAAACATATTGATTACTAGATCCAACAAAATCAAACACTGTTGAACCTGCAACTTGTGCTAAATTAGGTTCTATTATACCTGCACTTCCTTCTGCATATGC